AGTAGTGTGCTACCGGCAACAAACAGTGACAATGGCGAATTTAATAATTATTTCAATGGTTCTGGGCGTTGCCTATGGGCATCCGCTTTCAACAAGTCAAATTGGTGACCGCTGTTTTGCTGGTGGTAACCTCTTCAAGGAGATGAACTTGAGTGTAGGACTTGGCGAAATATGTGTTAAAGATGACATATCTATTGTTAAGAGTACTACTGTTTTTAGCAAGAATAAACCAGCTCTTGAGGCAACTACAAAATTTTATAGATCTTTTATTGTGAAAGATTGGTCTGAGTGCAATCCAGTGCTAGACAAATTTGGAAATTTTATGGTTTTAAGTGTTGATGATAATGGCCATATAATACCTAAAATGTATACATGTAGAGCAGCATGTGATATTAGATTAAACAAAGATAATGCCGAAATAATATTATCGTCAACAAAACTCAACCACTTTGAAATTGTCGGGACAACTTCGACATCAGGCTGGTTCAAGAACACAATAACAAACAACTTAGAACATACATGCGAGCATGTAACCGTAAATTGTGGTCAGAAATCAGTAAAATTCCATGCATGCTTTAGACAACATAGGGGTTGTATAAGATTCTTTAAAGGAACATATATGCCATACTCAATGATTGAAGCAATGTGCGTTAACATAGAGCTAATAATTCTGACATTATATATCTTTGCTGCAATTATATTTGCATTAATTATAACAAAGAGTTATGTGGCATACTTGCTCCTGCCGTTATTTTATCCAGTGACGTGGTTTTACGGAAAGGTTTATAAAAAGATTAATTCTTGCCCAAATTGTCTACTTGCATCTCACCCTTTCACCAGCTGCCCTAAATTCTGTATATGCGGTTCTAGGTTTAGTTGCACAGAAGCTCTTAAGGTACATAGAATGGGAAAGGACTGCTTAGGTTATAAGTCTCTAAGCAAAGCTAGACAGATGTGTAAATCGAAAAGCTGGTCCTTCACAGCAGCTATATTAACTGGATTAATATTGATGGAATTCATCTCACCAATTGCAGGAGAGAGAATGTATAAGCTTGAGGAGCTGGCTGATGAGTTTATAAAGCTAACAGAGCAGGTAAATATTTTAGAAAGAGAAATGGAAGTCTTGAAGCAGTCAATAATTGTTATGTTTGCAATCATTTTGGTATTGTTGCTTTTTGAAAATATGATATTCAACCGGCTTTTCCGCATTTTTTATCGTTCTTGCTCCATGTGCGGCTTGATACATTATAGACCAGGACTCAAGATCGATTTAACCAAAACTAACAGATGTGGTAGTTGCATCTGTGGATTCGACGAGCAGCAATCATCTGGTTTTGAATATGAAATATTTCTAAAGGATATGCATGTCCAGAAAGAATCATGCAAATTTAGTCCAAGAGTAAACCACTTTAGGAATATTAAAGCTTTATTATTTGCACTTGTAATCTGTGCTACTATATATACAGTTTATGCAGATGAAGATTGCTTATCTAAAGATATTAAAATAACATATCAAGAGTTGCACAATTGCATAGGTCCAAAGATAATGGGCGATACTTGTGTATCAAAGAGTGAATTGTATTCTGATTTATTCTCAAAAAATCTAGTCACAGAATATGATAAAAAATATTTTGAACCCGATACTGTAAATGATCAATTCAACAAGATAGAGTTTGCCCAAGATGCACATAGAATGATACTATTAGAAAGAATACTTTACAAGACAGAATGTGAAATGCTAAGCTTAAAAAAGAACAGTGGACCTTATAATGTTGCCTGGCGCACATATTTAAAAAATCATAATATAGACTTATGCAGTAGGCACAACTATAAAATGATATGTCAGTGTATTAATACACACTCTATGTGTAATAATACAGATATAGATTATAACAAAGAGATCGAAACATATTATAAAAGCAATGCTGCAGCCTATAGAGCTGACCTGAACACCATAATGGACACATTAAAAACAGCATTCAGAGGGCTTACAAAGGTCCTAATTGAAAATTATATAGAAAAAGATGACTCTGATGCTCTTAAGGCCTTATTTAGTAATATTACTGATTCTGTTCAGGACAATTATCAGATGATTGGAATATTGAAATTTGCCAGTAAGCTATTAGATATTAACCTTGGTAGATCCACCCGCTCAGCTCATCATTCTATAATGACAAACGAAATTCCCAAATCTAATCCTTTTACTGATTACAGTTATTCTAATCTGAATATAAAGGAGTGCATGTCACCAGAGAGCTTGAAATGTTTTAAGAAGAGAGGCAGTACACCGCATACAAACCACCTGCTTTGCAAGATAGACAACAAATATAAAGCATTTGACTGGCCAGAGATAGAAACAATTCAAAAAGGTCAAAAATTGTGCCTTGGTGACAGTCATTGCAACTTGGAATTTACAGCCATAACTGCAGACAAGATTATGTCATTAACTAACTGTTATAAAGAATCTTTCACTGCGCAACCAGCAGATATGCAGGCTGGAATTAAAAAATGCTCAGCTGATGAAATTGGAGAATGTACAACACTTGAAGACAAGACATGGCCAATTATATTCTGTGGTGGCAAATATTACTACTCTGATAGCAAGGAGCATGCCAAGGACGGTTCTATCAACAATTATTGTTTAACCAACAAATGCTCTGAACAACGTTTCCCAATACATGAAAATTGGTTCAAAAAATGTAATTGGGACAAGACCCACAAAGAATTTAGCACTATGAGACAAATAAACTATAATGATATAACTTCTTATAGAAAGGCAATAGAATCTGAGATAGGAACAGATTTGATGACACACCATTATAAGCCCACAAAGAACCTTCCACATGTTGTACCAAGGTATCATAGTATAGATGTACAAGGTACAGAATCAACAGAGGGTATTATCAATGGTTTCATACAAAATACAATACCTGCTATTAGTGGTCTAGGTGTCGGTTATCATCTGAATTTTCAAAGCAATCAGTTATTTGACATAGTTATTTTTGTGAAAAAAGCTGTATATAAAGCACAGTACCAGAAAGCATACACCACAGGTCCTAGCATATCCATAAATATTGAACACAACGAAAGATGCACAGGCCACTGCCCCGAAAAGATTCCTGCAAAAGAAGGTTGGTTAACATTTTCTAAAGAGCATACTAGTTCTTGGGGATGTGAAGAATATGGCTGTCTTGCTATAGATACAGGCTGTCTATATGGCTCTTGTCAAGATGTCATACGCCCAGAATTAGATGTTTATAAGAAGATTGGCAGTGAGGTATCACTGATAGAAATATGTATAACTTTGCCTCATGAAACTTATTGCAATGATATGGACATATTAGAACCGATTATAGGAGATAAATTAAGTGCATCCTTTCAGAATACACAGACTAATCAACTTCCGACCCTTATAGCTTATAAAAAAGGGAAGATATACACAGGTCAAATCAACGATATTGGAAACACAGCATTGCAGTGCGGCTCAATCCAAGTAATCAATGGATCAACTATCGGAACTGGCAGCCCCAAATTTGATTATATATGCCATGCTATGAGAAGGAAAGATGTTATTGTAAGGAAGTGTTTCAATGACAATTATCAGTCGTGCACTAGGCTAGAAAAACGGAACGACTTGATCCCTTATAGAAAAGGCGATGTCATCGAAGTATCAAAAACAGGATCGAACATGGGCCAAATGACATTTAAAATAGAACTAGGTGATATCAACTATAAAATATTTACTAAATCAATAGATCTTCAAATGTCTGGCATTTGTGCTGGGTGCATTGACTGTGCTGAAGGCATTTCATGCTCTATAAATGCTGAAGTGCCAGCCGAAACAGTCTGCCATTGCAAAACAAACTGTGAAGATTTTATAAACAATATAGTGTTTTCACCGCAAATCAAGAATTACAATATAAAAGTCCACTGTAAATCTAAAGTTGAAAAAATAACAGCACATATCTGTGGGAGAGACATTGATTTACAGTTAACAATTAAGCCATACAATCAGAAGATAGACTTGTCGCAGTTAGATGAATCAAATTACATAAGGGAAGAGGACCTCCAGTGTGGAACATGGTTATGTAAAGTGCAAAAAGAGGGGATTGATATTATATTTAAAGGATTATTTTCAGGCTTAGGGAGATATTGGACCATATTAATTTATTCAATTATAGGTGTGGTAATAATTGTGATATTGGTTTATATCCTGTTGCCCATAGGTCGGCTTTTAAAAGCATTCCTAATCAGACATGAAATAGAATATGCCATGGAGCAGAAAATCAAGTAGATTTGGCTAAAAAGGGTAGGCAGGTCTAAAATCAGGTATAAATAAAATTCATATAAATAAAGTCAAAAATTGTTGTCGGTAGCACACTACT